AAGCGAGCAATTGATTCACCGCGCTCTACTCTTTTCTTTTCTCCCCCGGTCCCCCAAGGGGGGCAAAACAGACAAAAACACGAAAGGGACAAAACGGACACTATGGGAAATGACCAAAAACCCTTGCCGGGCTTTGAGATCAAAAAAACAAAACTACAAAAAGGGCGTTTATCAAAAGCTGTTGACGTGGTTATCCGGGATAGCCGGAAAAGTGGCGGCCCGTACATCATCGACGAACTAACGGCCGCCATGCTCAGGACCTGCGCCACAAACGTGGAGGCCGCCATCGCCGAGGGATCGTCCTGGGCAGTGGCTAACGCGATGAAGGAACTACGCGCCCTAAGGGATGAAATCGTCCAGCCGGTGCCAAACAGTGAAGGCGATGCATTTGACAAACTCCTCCAAGACCTCGCGGCCGACGTTCCCCAAACCGGGGCAGGCGCCTCCTAGGTTTGCCACCCAGCGACCACCACACCTGCGGACCTTAGGGCCAGCGATCACGCGTCTGGCTCACGGTTTGGGGTGGATACCACACCCGTGGCAGACGCAGCTGTGGGATCTTGCCCTGACTCTGAACGCTGAGGCGACGGGCTGGCAATACCCCACGGTCATCGTGACGACGCCCCGACGGTCGGGCAAAACCCGCGCCGTGAGCGCCGCCATGATCCATCGAGGCTTGACGTTTCCCAAATCGCGCACCTTTTACACCGCCCAAACGGGTCAAGATGCCCGCGATTGGTGGCGCGACGCCGTGGCTGAACTAGGGGGGACACCACTGGCGGGGCGTTTTGACCTGCGCCGGTCCGCGGGGTCAGAGTCCATCACCTGGCCAAACGGCTCCACTTTGCGCGTATTTAGCCCCCAGCCGGACGCGCTCCACGGAAAAGACACGGATTTGGTGATCGTGGACGAGGCATGGGCTTTCACCCCTGATCGCGGACGGGCCTTAGTCCAAGCCATTAGCCCGACACAGCTGACGCGCCCCTATGGTCAGATTTGGTGGCCATCGACCGCGGGCGACGAAACTAGCGACTTTCTAAAAGACATTATCGACCGCGGACGGGCCAGCATCGCAGACCCAGACGCATCCATCGCTTATTTGGAGTGGTCCTGTCCGCCGGAACTAGACCCCCTGGACCCTGACTCATGGCCCCAATACCATCCCGCCTACGGCCTGACCGTGAGCCACGACGCGCTCAAAGCCGAACTAGACCGCATGGGTGCCTCCGATTTCGCGCGTGCTTACGGCAATGTATGGCCCGCCCCATCGTCTGGGGCTGGCTGGCCGGCCGGTGTGTGGGAGTCCGCCGCTACCGATGCGAAACCAGAAGGGACTTTGGCGTGGGGCGCGGACGTTTCGCTCGATCGTGACCGCGCGACCATCGCCACAGCTGCCCGCGTTGACGGTGTGGTGATCGTGGAAATAGTGAACCAGTGCCCACCCAGCGATGCCGCGGCGATGCTCCGTGAGTATCAAAAGCGCCACGGCGGACGGATTTTTGTGAACCCGTACGGCCCCGCCGTGACGCTTGATGACGATCTTACACGCGAAAAGGCAGATTTTGAGTCCATTGGATCCATGGATTATGCGTCCGCGTGCGCCCAAATCTTTGATGGTGTGCGGTCCGGGGCGCTGAAATACCGGCCAGACGATGACCTGAACGCCGCCGCGGCAACAGCTGGACGCCGCAACATTGGCGAGCGCTGGGCATGGGCACGCAAAAACGGTGTGGATGTCAGCCCATTGACCGCCGCAACACTGGCCGCATGGGGCGCGACACGCCCAAGCACTGCCGCGCCTAAGCCCACCTGGCACGTCCCCCGGTAGTGGTACGATTTGGGCGTGGTGAACCCTTTGGTTCTGACTAATCGCCCTGCGCGGGTCGACCTTGACCTTTATGCCGGCGATACTGTCAGCATCCCCGTAGTCGTCTACCAGGGTGACGACCGCGTAGACCTGACCGGCACAAATACCGCTGCGGTCCGCATCACACCGCAGGAACCCGTCGTTGAGGACCTGCCCGTCATCATCGAGCTGACAGACGCCGAACAGGGCGAGGCCATCATCTACGTCGACGGGACCGGCGGATTCACGGACGGATTCACCGGATTCTGGGACTGGGAACAAATCGACATTGACGACATCACCACGCGGACAATCTGCGCTGGCACCATCACTATCGCGGCGGATGTGACACGAAATGGCTAACGGTGAAATCCGTATTGACCTAAACAGCAGCACCGGACCACAGGGTCCACAGGGTCCACAGGGTCCACAGGGCGACCAGGGCGACAAAGGTGACCAGGGCGACCAGGGAATCCAGGGCGTCAAGGGGGACACTGGCAACACCGGCGCCAAAGGCGACCAGGGCGACCAGGGAATCCAGGGCGTCAAGGGGGACACTGGCAACACCGGCGCCAAAGGTGACCAAGGTGACCAGGGAATCCAAGGCGACAAAGGTGACCAGGGCGATAAAGGTGACCAAGGTGACCAGGGCGACCAGGGAATCCAGGGCGATAAAGGTGACCAAGGTGACCAAGGTGATCAGGGCGACAAAGGTGACAAAGGTGACAAAGGTGACCAGGGGATTCAGGGGATTCAGGGGATTCAGGGAATCCAGGGCGTCAAGGGGGACACTGGCAACACCGGCGCAACCGGCGCAACCGGCGCGACGGGGGCCACAGGTGCCACAGGCGCCACCGGCGTCCGGGCCATCCAAACAAATGGAGTGAGTGGGCAAACCGTATCGAGCGACCCCATAGTCATGGAGACACCGCCCACGGTCACAGTCATCACGGACACCGGCGCGACCACCATCACCGGCGCCACCCGCCGCGCACCCTCACGCAACGGGTCAGATTTCACTTACCTGTCCGGGGTTTATGCGGACGTCGGGACCGTAGGGTCTTACACAAACTGCTACCGCCAAACCGGTCTCACGATTACCACCGCCGCCGGCCAAATCGACAACCTGCTGCGCCTTGAGTTTGAGACAGACACCGACCAGCTGGAAATCCTGGTCAGGTCTGAGGACAGCACGCACAGCAAATACCGGATTTGGGTGGACGGCGAACTGGCAAGCGCGACAGAGTCCGCAGTCATTGGGTCCGCAACATCATGGCGCCGGATCAAAATTGTTTTCGCCACCGCCACGAATAGGCGCATCACCTTTGAGGGTCAGGAAATGACTTTCGGTGGCATCTGGGCGCTACCCACCCGGACCCTGTGGCCCACGTCCCGGGACATTGGCCCGCGCGTAGTGGTAATGGGTGACTCTTACGGGACCGGATTTGCCACAGACGTCAAATGGGTTTGGGATTCTTTCGCCGTTGTCGCGGGCCGTCTACTGAATTGGGACGTCTGCCCATCCTTTGTTTCCGGTACCGGCTACGTCGCAACAGCTGGCGGGACTGAGGTCACCTACGGGACGCGCTTTGCCGCGGACGTCACAGCGCTTTCCCCTGACATTGTTGTCTTTACTGGCGGCCTGAACGATAACAGCGTCAGCCCCATCACCGGGGTCCAGACCGCTATCACATCCCTATTCACTGCCGCTAAGACTGCTTTACCCGCGGCCCGCTTTGTCGTCATGGCGCCCTTTTGCCCCACCGATACTTACCGGACAAACCTGACCACCATCTCTGGTTATCTGTACGCGCAAGCTGTGGCCAACGGGTTCACCTTTATCGGGCAACCCATCGAATACATCCAAGGTACCGGGACAGTGGCCGCCACCACGGGCGTGGGGAACTCTGATTTTTACACGCTGGCTGATACTTACCACCTGAACCCGGCGGGCTATGAACTTTTAGGCCGCCGCATGGCCACCGATATCCAAGACGTAGCCCGCGACTGGTGGTCCACGGACCGCCTGAACACCATGACCACGTCCAAGCGCGGCCTAGTCCCCGCTCCAAGCGCGTCACCATCATCGAGCAAATACCTCACCGAGGCCGGGACCTGGGCCACGGCCACCGGGGCAGCTGGTACAACCATCACCGCGGTCCGGGCGTACCGTTCCGCTGGGCTGACTGGCCAAACCGGCCTCATCCAAATCGGATACAACACCCAGGACTACATCGACGTAGCGGGCTACCACAGCACGTCAACAAACAACGCACGATTCAAGGCGCCCGCCGCGGGACGTTATCGCCTCACTGCTCAGGTGGCTTTGAGTGGCGTTGTCAACCACGGCGCCATCATCGGCATCGACAAAAATGACAGCGGGAACTTTATTTGGCAGCAAGCCGTAGAAGGCATTGGCAACGGTGATTTGGCAGGGCAAATCGTTGCCCAGGTGACCACGGGCTGGATAAATTTGGCCCTGAACGATTACCTTGCGGTCTCTGTCTATTGTGATGACGCGGGCTACGATGTGGGTAGCACCGCCGTCTGGGCAGTTTTTGAGCGTGCCGCATGAGCCGGCGAACCGAGCGCCTGACCGCGACAGTGGACTCCCTGACGGCCACCCAGCGCGTGAGCTTGCCACCACAGGCGAACCCGTGGGCCGTGGCTGACGCCCTGAGCGCTATCACCTGGCCAGAGATTTCTAAAACCGCTATGACGCGCCCGATGGCCATGACTGTCCCGGCCTGTGCTCGTGGTCGGAACCTGATCACCTCAACACTGGCGCAGGCACAAATCAACGCATGGCAGGGCACGCAACTATCGACCGCGCCGGCATTGTTTGACCAGCCGGACCCTAACCTGCCCCGCGCAGTGACGATCGCCTGGACCGTTGACGACCTGATCTTTTCTGGCGTGGCTTACTGGCTCATCCTCGATCGTGACGTGCTGGGCTATCCAACAGCTGCGCGACGCGTTGACCCAAACCTAGTGGACGTGACGACGGACGGGATCGTGGAAGGCATCAACGGCCAGCCCGTCAGCCCATCTGACGTGATCGTATTCCCCGGACTCCATGAAGGCATTTTGTCTTACGGTGCCCGCGAACTCCGCACAGCCTTTACCCTCTCCGACGCGGCCCGACGTTTCGCCTCCGTGCCCCTTCCCGCGCTGGAACTCCACGACCTGTCCGAGGATGGCCTAAGCGCTGAGGAACGCCTAGCGCTGGTAGATGACTGGACGCGTGCCCGCGAACTATCCGGCGTCGGCTACACAAACCGATCCCTAGAGGTCAAGACCCACGGATGGTCCAGCCGTGACCTCCAACTGGTCGAGGCCCGCGCGTATGCTGCCGCTGAGGTGGCCCGCGTCATGGGGATCCCCGCCGCCATGCTGGACGCCAGCCAGTCCGGGTCCTCCGTCACCTACAATAACCTCCAAGATGCCCGCCGCGATTTCACGGACTACACCCTGAGCACCTACACCACACCCATCGAGCAACGCCTCAGCATGGATGACATTTCCAGCCCCGGCGTGATGGCCGTGTTTGACCTTGACTCCACGATCCTCCGCGCATCCTTCGCCGACCGCATGGCCGCGTACCAGGTCGCAGTCGCGTCCGGTGTGTACACCATCGAGGAACTGCGCCGCCGCGAAACCGGAACCCCAGGAACGGTGACCCGATGACCACCATCTATTTGACAGCCTCCGACGCCCCCGTGGCATCCATTGACGGCCCTGCCCGTACCGTTCACGCCACGATCCTCCCGTGGGACAGTGTCGCAAATACCTCGGCGGGGCCGACCCGTTTCACCCGTGGCTCAGTGAACATCACCTCGGCCCAAAACGTGGCATGGCTCATGGAGCATGACCGAAACCGCCTAGTGGGCCACGGCGCATCATTTCTCGACACACCGGCCGCGCTAGTGGGGACTTTTCATGCGCCGGACAACTGGGACACAGAACTCCAAGCCGCTCACATGAGGTCGGGCTGGTCCGTCGGTGTAGATGTCATCCAGGCATCAACCGACCGCGACGGCGTCCTAGTCGTCAGCAAGGCAGTGCTAAGAGAGGTATCATCCGTTTCCGTGCCCGCATGGGACGCCGCCCGCACCATCACCAACCCCGAAGGATAACAAAATGAGCAAGCGCCAAACCCCGCGCCGGCTAACCGCTAGCGCACACCTGACCGGCGACGCCGGCACCCCGGCCACCACGGTCGAGGAAATCGCGGCCTCAGCTGCGGCCTCCGCTATTGCCGCGACAGCTGTGACCCCTGAACCCACCATCGAGCCGACGCCGGCACCTGTCGAAACCCCAGCCCCGACTGCTGTGGCCGCCGCCCAGGCACCCGTCATCGCCGCCCGCACCCAGCCACGCCTCAGCGCATCACAGGCCGCGTCTTTGGTCGCGCAGGCTAACCGTGGAGAGATCCCCATCGGTCAACTCCAGGCCGCTTTGACGGACATCACCTACACGGCAAACGCCGATGTCTACCCAGACACCTGGGTGGGTCACGTCTGGGAAGGCGTCAACTACACCCGCCGCTTTGTTCCAGCAGTTGCCGCCGGCGCCCCCGTCACGTCCCTAAAGGTCACGGGATGGCGCTGGAATGTTGCCCCTGAGGTCGCCGCTTACGATGGGGACAAAGAGGCCGTGGCATCAAACGCCGCCACCACCGAGGCCATCGAGGTCCCCGTGGTACGCCTCGCTGGTGCCCACGACATCGACCGCGCCTTCTTTGACCTTGGCTCCAGTGACTACGTCATGGGCTACTGGGCAGCGATGGCAGAGTCCTACGCCCGCCTCTCGGACGAATACTGCTATTCCGTGCTCGCTGATGAGGCCACGGACACCGGCACCAATGGCACCCCATTGGGCACCATCGTCCAAGCCGCCATGGCAGTCATGCCAACGGGCACCCCATCGTTCATCGGTATCTCGACCGAGGTTTACGCCGCGATGGCCGCCACAAACGTCCAAGAGGCTTTGGCCTTCCTGGGTGGCTCCCTGTCCTTCGATGGCACCGGATCGTTCGGTAACACGTCCCTGTTTGTGTCGGACTTTATCGCCTCAAACAAGGTCATCGCCGGCACGCGTAACGCCGCATCCTTCCACGAACTGGCCCCAGCGCTCCGCGTGAACGTGGCCAACGTGGCAAACGGTGGCATTGACGCCGGCCTCTTTGGGTACTGTGCCACTGTCGTCAACCAGCCCGCGGGCCTCGCAGTCGCAGAGCTGGACTAGGCACCCCAAACCGCTACGCGCAACGGGCCTCCCAGCGCGACGCGTAGCCCCCACGGTGCCGGGACTCCCACCCCCGAGGGTCCCGGCACCACCCACCGGAAAGGATCACGATGGCTGAGCCGTTAGTCACGGGCGAAGATGTCCGAAACTATCTGCGCCTCCAGGACTCTGCCGACGCGGCATGGCTCCAAGACGCGGCGGACGCGGCCACCGATTATGTCAACTCTCTGGCGCACGTCGACGCGACAGAATGGGACTACCGCACCCGGACCGGCGCCATCATGCTCGCTGGGCGTCTTTACTCCAGTCGCAACGCACCACTAGGCGCGGCAGGGTTTGACTCCATGGGTGGCGTTATCTCAGCCCGCACCGATCCCGAGGTGGCCCGTTTGCTCCGCATCGGGCGCTACACCCCGCCAGCCGTAGATGGGCCGGTGACGTTGACGTGAGCGGCACCTACGCCACGGTCATGGGACAAATGTGGGACGAAATCAACGCCCTAGGCTTACGCGTCACCGATGACCCAATGAGCGTCAACCCGCCCTGCGTGGTCATCGACCCGCCATCCATTGAGCGTTTGACAATGGGGCACTACAACATCAAGCACCAAATACACATCGTCGCGCCCGGTGGCACTGGCACAGCTGACGCGCTCGCCACCCTTGACTCCATGCTCGACGTTTTGGTGGACGCCCTTGACCCATCAAGCATCGAGCCATCCACCTACACATTGGGCAGTACCGGCGACGGTGCCCCAGCTCTAACCCTCACCCTGGAAAGGTCCAACTAGCATGACGATTACAGACTCCCGCGTACGCGCCGGCGAACTTACCCTGGATGGCGACTCTTACGCCACCCAGCCAACAAATGTCCGCATCACGCCATCCCATGAGTCCGACGGCGACCGCATCGAGGTCCTGGACGGCTCCGAAATCCAGCCCACATACAAGCGCCGCAACACTCTGAACCTAGAGGCCATCCAAGATTTTGATAACACCGCTGGCCTGATCGCCCTGTCATGGGATCAAGACCTCGAAACGATCCCATTTTCATGGACCCCTGACCCTGTCGGCCCGACGTACTCAGGCGACGTGATGGTCATGGCCATTGAGGTGGGTGGCACAGTGGGCGAGCGTTTGACCACGACCGCTGAGTGGGAAATCATCGGCGCCGTCACAGTCACCCCATACGCTGGGCCATAAGCCATGCCCCTCGATGCCACCATCAAGATCGAGGGCCTAGCCAAACTCCAGCGTGAACTCAAGCAGGCCGGCGAGGATGTCCAAGACCTCAAAGACGCCAGCACAAAGGCCGCGCAAATCGTTTTGGCTGAGGCCAAACGGACCGCGCCCGTCCGCACTGGGGCTCTAAAAAAGTCACTCCGCAAAAGTGTGACAAAGACCAGCGCCGGCGTGCTCGGCGGAAAAGCCCTAGTGGTGCCCTACGCACAGGCCATCCACTGGGGCTGGCCTAAGCGGGGCATCCGCCCCAACCCGTGGGTTTCGCGGGCCGCAGTAATGACTCAACCGCAGTGGCTCCCCGGCTACATCGCGGAAATAGACAAAGCGACAGCGAAAGTGAAGGGGGCACCACGTGGCGGGTCCCGCTAATCTCAGGATCAACATTTTCGCCAACGCTAAACAGGTTGGCAAAGAGCTAACAAAAACGAAAAAAAAGTTTGAAACCTTTGGGAAAGGGCTCAAAACCGCTGGCGCGGGGATCGGTGTGGCTATTGGTGCCGGTTTCGCCGTCATCATTGACAGTGTCAAAAAGGCCGCCGAGGAGGAGGCCGACATCAAACGCCTCCAAACCGCCATCGAGAAGGCCGGCGGGGCGTTTGCCGGCTCCACAGATGACGTGGTCGCTTGGGTAGACGAAATCAAACGATCCTCGACGTTCACAGATGATGAACTACGCCCAGCCCTAGCCGGATTGGTCAACGCCACGGGGAACGTCACCACGGCCCAAAACCTTTTGACCACAGCAATGGACCTATCCGTGGCCAGTGGGAAACCCCTGGAAACAGTATCCGTGGCCATTGGGAAAGCCGCAAACGGGCAGACAGGCGCACTAAAAAAACTATTCCCCGAACTAAACACCCAAGCCAATAAAAACAAAACAGGCGCACAACTGCTCCAAATCCTGAGCGACAAATACAAAGGCGCCGACACTGCCGCCACTAACACGACCAAGGGTGGCCTGAAACTCTTTTCCGAAAGCATTGACGATTTACAGGAGAGTCTTGGTGCACAGTTGCTCCCCTATCTCCAAGATTTTACGGACTGGGCAAACAGCCCTGAGGGGAAACAAACACTCAGCGATCTCGCCGACGTAGTGGACCTATTGGCCAAAGCCTTTATCAAAGTCGCCGGCGGGTTAGATGAAACCATCATCGGTTTCCGCAGTATCGGCGCCTTTTTCCAATCCAAAGAGTATTCCCAATGGTTGGATTTTATAAAATTTACAAACCCAGTCGCCTATTTAGCGTTACGCAACACCCGCCCATCAAACCCGCGACCCTACTTTGATCTCCTGGACGAAATCGTAAACGGCGTGCCCGCCGCTTATCGGCCGCCACAAACCAAGGCACGGGACGAGCGCGACAGCTACCGATCGTCGAGCATGCGCGGCCCGACCACGATCATCAACATCTCGACCCTTGACCCAGCCGCCGCCGGTGTGGCAGTGCGTCGCGCCCTGAACACGGACAGCACGCGCCGTGGAAATCTCAGGATCGGTGGGTAATGTCTCTACTGCTGCTCTACGTCAACGGAGAGCCCCTGCCTAATAGCATCGTTTTGACCGATGTGGAGATCCAAATGGGATCGCCCTATGGGGTGGGAACGGCCTCAGGCGATCCTTCGAGCTGTACATTTCGCGTGGCTAACCTGTCCAGCGCTGACGAAATCATGCCGGGCGACCTGATCCAACTATTTAGCATCGAGGCCGGCGTAGGTTATTCGCCACGTTTCACGGGCCGCGTCTATTCCAGGCGCATCGCATGGCAAGGCGTGACCCGCTCCATCACCACTATCGCCGCGTCCGGCCCGTTGGCCATCCTAAACCGGGTTTACGTGGGGGACGATCCGTGGCCAGCGGAAACCGATGGGGACCGTCTAGCACGCATCCTGGCACTGGCTGAGGAGCAAACCGGCAGCCCATACAGCGCGGACCCCGGTGGCGTCACAGTGCTGGCCCGCGATGTGGACCGCCAGCCCGCTGGGGATCTTGCCCGCCTTTACGCCACGTCTGGCCTCGGCTTGCTCACGGACTCACCTGATGGCACGATCCGATACCTAGACCGTTTCCACGCCGTGGATGTGGGCGCGGATTTTGCCCTGACCCCGGCCAGCATCGAGGACTCACTGGACGTCATCTCGACCACGGAAACCCTGGTCAACGACATCACGGTGGGCTACGGGACGCGCGTGGACGGCGTGGATCGGACGACGGTTAGCGCCGTGAGCCCAGATAGCCAATCCTTTTTCGGCTACTATGGGGCAGATTTTGACTCCGAACTAGATGACGCCGGCGACGCCCTTGACGTGGCCAACGAATACATTTACAGAAACAGCCTGCCCGGTAATACCTTGCCCACCATCACTATCGACCAGCGCCTCAGGCCCGACCTGCTAACGGAAATCATCATCGGGGACGTCGTTTTCATCACTGGCCTGCCCCAGCCGTCCCCAAACTTTTTGTTTGCTGTGATCACGTCCTACCGCGAAACGTGGGCTACACAGGACCAGTGGCAGATCGAGCTCGAACTGGTGGACGGGCGTTATTGGGGCCGCGGCACTATCTGGGACGACGTGGATGTGGGCATCCTGTGGAATAACGTGGACCCCGGTTTCACCTGGAACAACGTGGGCGAACTAATCAACGGCGCCGAGGGTTACGACCGCTGGACAGACACCCCGGCGAACTACTTTTACGACAACATCCCCGCGACCGCGTGGGCTGACTGGACAGGATAAGGAAAAATGGCAACTACACCCGAGCACGGCTGGCCGACGCCAGATAACACGGACCGCGTGGCAGACGGCGCCTCAGCCATCCGCGCACTGGGCGACGCCATTGACAGCGCCCTGCCCTTCATCTACACCTACGCCGGCACGGTGGGCACATTGGCCGCCTCCGCAGAGGCATCCACCACGGTCACGTTCCCCGTGGGCTATTTCGCCGCAGCACCGCGCGTGGTGGGTACGGCCATTACCGGCGGCACAGCCAATGTGGACATCACATCCATTACCACGTCCAGCTGCTCGGTGAAGGTCAAAAACATCGGCAGTGCCTCCATCGGTGGTGCGTTCCACATAATCGCGATCATCTGATGAGGACCCGACGCGGCGCCATCGGATGGTTTCGACGCAATAGCGCCATGGGGACGCGCGGCTACGGTGGGCTCTGCCTTCGTGCTGTGCGGACCGCATGGGATCTACCAGGCGTCTACCCGGACGCGGACACCTATTGGGCCGCAGTGCCGGCACGCCATAAGCACGCATGGGATAACAACCCGCCCAAAGGCGCCGTGGTGTATTGGCAAATCGGGCGCCATGGGCACGTCGCGCTGTCAAACGGTGAAGGCGACATTTGGGGATCGGATCTGCCTACGCAGGGTTTAGTGGGCCGGACCTCGATACACACCCCGCGCATCAAATGGGGGGCTAAGCCGGTGGGGTGGGCGTCATGGCTGAACGGAAAAACACTGCCACTATGACCCCGATCCTGTCCGCCATTGGAGCCACCGCCGCCGGTGCCCCTCTAGTCCTAATCAACACCCAGGACCTAGGTGGGGGCATCATTTGGACGGGCTCGATCATCGCCTCACTGGTCGCCATCGGTGTGGGAGTGGGGAAGGTATGGCAACTGGCCCGCGCCGCCTCGGCCCGCCTCGATCAGCTCGATCACCTAGACAGCAAACTAGACGAAATCGCAAAAAGATTGGAAACCGCAGGACTATGAACCCCATTTTCAGATCAGCCCTAATCACCTTCGTCGCATCGTTTATCGCCCTAATCCCCATCACGCCGCTGTCGCAGGACTGGTTCCTGCCCGCGTTATTTGCCGCCGGCATCGCTGGGCTACGCACGCTCCTGTCATGGCTGGACCCAGCAAACCCTGTTTTTGGCATGAACAAAAGCGAGCCCGCCACGCCGGATGACCCCGAGGTAGTTGACATCCAAGGCTGACGTGATGCTAGTTTCACCCACGCACTACTAACCGATCTGGGAGGATCAAATGAACCTGTACCCGTGGCTCCAAAACGTGGGCTCTTTTCTGCTACTGCTCGGCGCCTTTGGCGTGGTCGGATGGTTCTGCCACTGGGTGGGCGTCCAAAACGGCTACGATGACTGCCTGGACGATCTCGCCGCCGAGGTGGCCCGCCGTGATGAGATGATCAAATGAGCGCCTACCACGTCCTGATTATCGAGCCACTAGACGATGGCCTCGAAATGGTTTCCAGTGTTGGCCCCTTCGCATCGTGGACCTTCGCCCGCTCCGCCGCACACCGATTTGAGCAAAAGCGCGACGCCGCCGGTTTCACAGCTGACGACGTGAAAGTGCGCGTGGCCAAACAAATAGCCCCAGAGGATTTTGAGTGGACGCCACCATCCCAGCGCCCACGCGCTGAGGTCGTCCAGATCACCCGGCAACGCAAACACAGGACCAGCGACCCACTCACATCTAGGCAGGCGGACCTTTTCGCCTCCAGCAAATCCACTAGCGCCCGCCTACGCATCATCGAGGCACACGCCGCACACCCAAACGGGCTGACCGATGAGGAGGCCGCGATGATCGCCGGCCTGAACATGACCAGCGAATACTCCACCCGATGCTCCGAACTAAAGCGCGACGGCATCCTAGAGGACACAAACCGCACGCGCGTTGGCTCCACCGGGCTCCAGCGTACGGTCCGGCAAATGACGCCAGCGGGCCTGAACTACTGGCGCGAACAGAAGGCGGCGACCAAATGAGTGACAGCGACTATGGAGCCGATAAGCGCTATGAGCTGGTCATTAGCAAGGACGGGCTCAGGTGCCTGCGTTCATACACAAACGACCTAGCCATGATCCAAGACATCGCCATCAAAGCAACGCTGGACGGTTATGAAGCCGAGATCATCGACCGAGCCCCGACACATCCAGCCGGCACGCAACTATGACCGCGCCTAGACGTTATGCCATCCGCCACTGGCTCCAAGGCTGGGCAGTCATTGACCTAGTAACGGATCGCATCGTGGCCGAATACGTCAGCCTCGATGAGGCACGCCGCGCCTCCGACGTGTGGAACGGTGTGGCCAGATGAAATGGTTCCATGAGGGCGTGACCTTCGAGATAGGCCAGCACCCTCAACGCTGCCCCTCATGCCACACCATGGTCCACACCCTCAGCCAGCCTGAGCGCGACATAGGACCTATGTGCCCGTCCTGCCACCCTGACTGGCAACACGCGCCTTTCATTGGTCAACGGCCCGAGGACATGGCCCTAGCCCAATGGAAACAGAAACTAAAGGACCGCAAAGAGCAACTACTAGCCGAGCGCCGACAGGCCGCCCAGGAGGACACAGACAACCGATAGAGCGCCACGTCGTTATTGAGGAGCCCGACGCTACCCAGCCCTCTGCGCGTTATGTCGCCCCAGGTCAGCCGCGCACTGACCGCCCGCGCTATTCGTAGTCGACGATGAATAGCAACGGTCTACGCCTCCCGACGTCCCTAGGACGCGCGGGCATCAGGCGTGCCATAGTCATCGGCGGGCGAGAGTATGACGGGAGTTTGGGGTCAGGGGGACTGGTTGGGGATACCCTTACCTCATGACTACTAGACCTTCCGGTAGGGCTGGGCAGAGGCTTAGTGCCAATGTGAGAGAGATGTGGGGGACTATCTGCCATCTGTGTGGGCGTGACTGTGCTGATGACTTTACGGTGGACCACGTCATCCCCTTCGCTGATGGTGGCACCAATGAGCTGTCAAACCTGCGGCCAGCCCATGGCCGCAAGACCCCGACCTGTCCAGGTAACTATGGTCGAGGTCGCCGGCCCATCAAGCCATCGAGAAACCCCTCCCGCGTATGGTGATTTTTTTAGAGAAACGCGCAGGACACAG